GTAACCAGCCCAATTACCGTATCAGTCTCACGTATAAACTTCGACCTCTTGTCTTTTCCAGTAGGCTTCCTAGATTCGACCCTTAGAGACGCTGCAAGCGCACCAGTGTCCCTCGGTACTAATGCTATTGCCTGAGCGAGAACGGGCGTCATAGACTGTCTGACAGACTTTCTTAGAATGGCTTGGTTATCTTTCGGGCCAAAGTTGTCCGATAACTCTTGAAATACATCTTTTAGTTCTTTGAAGCCTGTAAATTTAACCGTAGTGTTAGCAGTGTTAACCATTAATCACCCTTAACCACGAGTTTTTGATAGATCGCATTATTGAGTTGGACAGCGTAATCCGCTACCTCGTCCGGGGTCATTGTGTTGGCGTGATTCTTAGCTATCTCATAGGCGAGATGAATTCCAGCTATGCGCTGTTGCTGATGAGAGAACCAGTTTTTCTGTCCTGAGTTCGCTTGCAGAATTATATAGTCGAGTAGCCCTGCGGAATTGTCTGTTGTCATATTGTATTTCCCGCCCCGAAGGGCGGGGTTATTCCTTTAGGCGTTGTTTGACCAGCCGTAGTTCAATCCACCAATCGGATGAATGGTAAACTCAAACTTGTTTTCAGCGTTAGGCTGCAAATCCCACTTCAAACCACCGACCATACCATTGAAGGCATAAGCGACAGTATCGGTGCCGTCATAAACTGCTACTACATAGGTGCGAACAACTGTACCGCCATATCCATCTTCACGAATTTGCAATTGTGCCACGTCGGCAGGATTCCAAGCAGAAGTAACCGTTAATGAAGTTACTTGATTCTGCGTCGTGACCTTCGCGCCAGTTCTTGCGCCAGCGACCGAGTAAGCTGCTACAGCATCATCAGAACCAAAAGCAGGTACAGCCTCGACAGGAACCGCCATACCTGTAGAACCTACACCGCCAGCAGAAGTTCCTACGAGTTCTTCTACCCAACCCGTCCACGTTGAAAGATTAGCAATAGAAAAAGGGGTTGGAGTTGCCGCAGATTGCATCCAGAGAGTAGCTGTGTATCCGGGTAAAATTTTATTAATCAGTGCCATAATAATTCCTTTGAATAAGATTTAAGAAATTTTGTCTTATGATGATGTTGGAATGTCCATTTTTACATCTAGTATAATTTGATTCATGCCTAACTCGTTATCATAGGTATTGTATAACCAATGTACGTCAGCTTTAGCAATGAAAAATCCTTCTGCTAGACTACCGAATAATCCCGAGTAGCCGTGCAATTCTTGCAGTATCGTATTGCCCAGACTAAAAGCGTCTGTCATAGCTTTGCAAAATATCGAGGTCTGAAAGATCGGGGTGTCGATACCTTTATTATCCTGAGTCTGTCCTGTGTACACGGGCTGATGGACGTTCCGCAGTTGCCACGTTATGAACTTTTCTTCTGTTGCCCAGTTCCGATTAAAGTTTGCATAGACTGGAACAGGATCAACAATTGCGGCAAGTTGATACTGTATAGCTTGGGCGTACACATACGGATTATTCTGGGTTGTCATACAGGTGTCTCCGGGTCGTTGCGATAGCAGATATAAGTCACCTTCATCCGATCATTCGATTCCCTAATGTCCGTAATTCTCCAATCAAATCCGCGCCAAGTAATGCTAAACAAATTCTGGTTATCTACGATCTCCTTATTATTCGGAGTGTAATTAACCGTGATCTTTACTAAGTCTTGATAGACTCTATATCTCTCGCTTATCCGTAATGAATTAGCTACGTCAGCCACAAGCCCTCGCGTCTCGAACCACGGAGTAGTCGTGGTCGTGTATTCCCCAACGGTATCAACCCCGTTGGTGACGTTATTAATCGTAAGGTTCTCATAGCGAACTATAGTCATTACATAACCAGAGGTTTGTAAGGTCTTAGCAAAGTATCCACGCCCCAACTAATCATTTGAGTTGTATTCATCGCCCCGCTGCTAGTCGCGCTTCTGTTGTTATAGATGTGCGTAAGCAGCATTAATCCAGCCTGTTTAACGACAGGATAATTCGCAATAGGGTTAGCGTTTTGCGTGTATGTGACTATGATCGGATTAGCAAAGGTCTGATTAAGCGTGGTCGGTATTGCTGATACCACAACTCTATTCCCTGTCTGATCGTAGAAATAGTTACCCGCTGCCAGAGTAATTGGTGCATTACTTTCCACTCCGTAATAGACCACCGAGTTCAGCGTTACACCTGCCGATCCAATTGATACTTCTGGCAAGTCGAGATAAAGTGCAGAACCATAGACGCCAGAATTGCCGTAATACACTCTGAACTGCGTGCTGAAGATAGCCATCCCTAAATAATCTTCAATGGCAAATCGAGTTGCTAGTTCGATGCTTTCGAGATAAGCATCCTGAGATTCGTCTTGAAATAGGTTTAACTGCTGCGTTATTTCCTCAAGCGAGAGCCATTGCGTTACCGTGTCCCGCGCTATTTGTTCTACTTTCGCATAGTTATACGGATTTCGGTTTGACCCGAAAAACTCCGATAGCGTCATATTTTCGACTGGCATAGTTCACTCCCTATGCTGGACAGACTGCGCGCACACCAGCAAATACATCACGAATGGTTGAGCATACCCGCTTCTCTGCATACAGAGAAATAAATCCGGGCTGATACTGCTCAAGACGTTGAATACTCATCATCTCGTTATCGGCAATGGTCATGAAGCAATCCCAAGCAGCCAGATAAATAGGTGCCGTAGATGCCCCGTATTGGTTCATATAAGGATTTGGGATAACTGGGAATCCAAAGATGCTACATACGGAACCACCATCATCATCACCTGATTCAAATAGAACTGGGAATCCAGCGGTGTCTTTTAATTGCCTAAACAATTGGATTGTGTTCGGGTGCATCATCCACGCTGTACACGGACTCATCCAATACTGAGAAGGAAGTGCAGAAGCTAAAGCGGTAAGGTCGTTGTAAGTAACAACAGTCTTAGACGCTGCGGCTGTTTGTAGCATCGTGTGCCGACCGTTAGTAGTTGCTGATCCACTAGTACCGAAAGATGCTGCCGATGTACTACCATCGTAGAAATTTAACCCTCTGAGTCCATCCGCTTGCCCTGTTTGTGGCGTTGATGCTCCGCTAGCTTGATCGTTGTTTAACATCATCGACAAAGCCTCTTGCTGTGCGAATTCTAAGGCTATATCTGAGACAATGCTTTCATCAAGTCCGTTAATGTCAGACATAATTGCCGTCCGTATAGGCACGACTGCATTAATAGATTTAACAGAGACTTGCCAGAAAGATGTGGCGTAGTTGCCTACATCATTCTTTACGCTGTAGCCCCACGGGTTCGTGGTGCTGGTTTGGATTACTGTAGCGTTACCTGTCTTGACTACGAAGGCTTCATCAGAACCGATAGTGGTTATTTCACGAACGCCACACATACGAAAGGGGTTGCCATATCTTAATGGTGCAAAGGCTTGATCGTAAATAACGCGACCACCGACACCAGTACCAGAACCCGTAAGTCCGGCTGCTTCCTTCAAACTAACATCAGCCCGACCCTCGGACAATGCTGTTTTTACTGCTTCGAGAATTAGGCTCATGTGAGTTTCCTTTAAATTGGAAAGACGGGGGATTTCTCCCCCGCGTTTTCTTAGTCGTTAGCCGTATAGGTTGAACGGTAACGGATAATGCTGAAAGGATCAACGACGCTGGTACATAGACGCTTCTCGCCAAAGAAAGTAATAAATCCGGGAAGAGTCTGATCGTACCTACGAAGAACCATATTCAAACGATCGACGATGGTATGCCCGCGTGACCAGTCACCAAAATACATTGGGTAAAGGTTATTTTTGTTTACGCCAGCGTAGCTAGGGGTATCCAGATACTTGTTTACAACAACATCAAATCCACACAAGCGACCTACGATTCCGTCTGTTTCCAGAGGACTCATACGCTCGAATACTGGCGTGCCGTTGTCATCGGTCAATCCGCGAATCTGTGAAAGCAAGATTGGATTGATAACGAAACGTGCAGAGGTAGTCCAATACTGTTGTGGCAAAGCATAGATGAAGTTAATAACGTCCTTGTACTGGATGTTTGCTGCGCCAGCGGCGTTGCCATTCGTTACCAACTGATCGTAGGTAGCGATGCTAGACAATCCACTGCTAGAGCCTGTTCCGCTTGTTCCGTATG